AAATACTATTTTGATTTTGATTTTAGTAGTTATCCGGAGATGCAAGAGGACATGGCAAAGCTAACTGCATGGCTAAATCAGTCCTATTGGATAACGCCTGATGAAAAGCGTATTGCTCAAGGGTATGATAAGATTAGCACTAAAGAGATGGGTAATATTTACGTACCGGCTAATCTAGTTCCGATTGAGGAATTGTCTTTAGATGCGGCGTATAACAATGCTACAATAAATGGCAAGTAGTGTTAAATATCATAAAACATATTTAAAGCTACATAAGGAGTATGAGGCTTATGCTTATCCCATCATTAAGAAGGCACTAGATGATCAGACAGGTGCAGTTGCTGACTTTGTCAATGAGGATACGTTTGATAATATCGAATTATACATTCAGTTCTTAGTTCAGCAAAAACCTTTATATTCTGGATTAGAAAAGATTTACACAAAGGTTGGCGTATCAGCTGCGACATTTTCCTATGACTGGATTAGAAACTCAGTACCTAAAACCAAAAAGGATTTTATAATAGATTTCTTTAATGCTGCATGGTATGAAGAGATGGTGAATTTCTTTAGGCTTGTTGGTGGCACTACAGTTCAGGGTATTGATGATACAACAAAGAATATTATTAATAACTTATTATCTAATATTTTAGGACAAAATTTGTCCAGACGAGATCAGGCTAAATTATTTCAAGAAACATTAAACGATCCTGCATATAACAGAGCAAGGTCTTTGGTTATTGCAAGAACCGAGTCAACAAAAACCGCAAACTTTGGGATTAACATGGGTGCTGAGAGTTCTGATTACGAGGTGCAAAAGTTTTGGATAAACACAAAGGATAAGCGCACAAGGCGAAGTCATTTGCTAATGACGCAAGATAGAATAGCCATAAATCAGCCTTTTATAGTTGGTGGCGTTCCAATGATGTATCCGGGTGAGGTTGGCGCACCTGCAGCTGAGGTTGTTAATTGCAGATGTGTAATGGCAACGGAAGCTATAAAGGATGCAGATGGATTGCCGATATTGAAGCCGAGAACACCAGCCTATATGAGAAAAGCTAAAACCTATACAGACTACCCACAGGCAGCAACTAATAACGCAAAAAGAGCCTTAAAATGGGTTGAATCAAACGGATGGGGCGAATGTGGAACGCCTGTGGGCAAAGCTAGAGCTAGACAGTTAGCAAACAGAGAACCTTTGTCTAGAGATACAATCGCTAGAATGGCATCTTTTAAAAGACATCAACAACATGCAGATGTTCCATATTCAGAGGGTTGCGGTGGTTTAATGTGGGATGCATGGGGTGGTACGGCAGGAGTTGAATGGGCGATAAGAAAATTAAAAGAAATAGATAATGAATAGTATATTTACATAAAATTTTCAATTATGAAAGGATTATTGGAATACAAAAACTATAAAGCCGAGATTAAGGACATGGATCCCGAAAGGATGACTGTTACCGGTTACTTTGCGAGTTTTGGGAATATGGATTATGATGATGATATTATAATGCCAGGCGCAGCGACAAAGACAATTGCAGAACGCGGCCCGATGGGATCAAATGAGATATTCTTTTTAAATCAGCATAACTACGCACAACCGCATGGTAAACCAATGGTTTTAGAGGCGCAGGAGAAAGGTATTTACTTTGAAAGTAAGATTGCACCTACAAGCTACGGAAAGGATGCAATGATTCTTTATGCAGAGGGTATTGTTGTTCAGCATTCCATTGGGTTTAGTACGATTAAGTCAGACTATGATCAGCAGACAGGAATGAGAATGATTAAAGAGATTAAGTTATACGAGGGATCAAATGTAACTCTAGGAGCTAATCCAAATACTCCATTTACAGGATTCAAGTCCTTGACAATGGCAGAGATTAATGACCAGATTGGTAAAATGATTAAGTTACTAAAAGATGGTAGCTTAACGGATGAAGGCTTCGGCAGATTGGAAATTGCATTAAAGCAGTTCCAATTAGAGGCTTTCAATTTAGGAAAAAATTCACTATTAGGTAAAGAGCCGGTCAAATCCACTCCTAAAACTGATGAGCCGAATATATTAACAAGTTTAATTAACGTCTTAAAAAATTAGAAATGGACAATTTAGAATTAAAGGCTCAGGAGTTGCTAGATGCAAACAAAGCCAAAACATTAGATGAAGCAAAGACTATCATCGCAAACGCTATCAGCGAAGCTACAAAGGCAGCTGATTTAAAGCTAGAGGAATTGCAAAAATCTACATCTGTTAGAATTGATGCAATGGACAAAGCATTGTTAGAAGCGCAATCACAAGCTAACAGAATAAAAATGGATGCTAAAGAAGCAAACCCAATTTCTTTCAATCAAGCATTTGCTACTGCTATGGATGAGAACTCTGATAATTTGGAGAAATTCCGTAGAAAAGAGATCAAGCAGTTTGCAATGGAATTAAAGACAGTTGGCGATATGTCATTAGCTAACATTACTGATCTTGCTGCTGCAAACGTGCAGATGCTACCAGGTATCATTCCTGCTGCGCCACGTAAGTTGCACATTAGATCATTGTTACCTACTGGAGTTATGACTACCTCTGCAATTCACTATCTTCAAGAGACAGGATCAGAGGGATCGGTATCTCCGTTCTTAGATAACTCTGGAACAAAATCACAGATTGATTACGATTTGACAGAAGAGGTTGCACCAAGTGAGTTTATCGCAGGATTCTTGCGGATTACTCGCAAGGCTTTAGATGATATCTCAGCTATGCGTTCTTATCTTCAAAGCCGCTTGTTAGAGCAATATTTAGATGCAGAAGATAATCAGCTATTGAATGGGACTGGTGTATCTCCGCAGCTAGGTGGTTTAATTACTAACGCTGAGGCTTACTCAGGATTTCGTACTATTCAGGTTGAGAAGTTGCTAGATTCAATTGCACAAGTTGAAAGCAATAACCACTCTGCAAATGGTATCTTGTTAAGTCCAGAGCAGTTTTATGCTTTAATGCTTACTAGAGGAACTACTAATGACTACACCCTTCCAGGTGGAGTTGCAGTTGATCTTGTAAATGGTCAGTTGTTTATCTCTGGAGTTCCTATCTTTAAGTCTACTGCAATGAGTGATTCTAAGTACATCGTTGGAGACTGGGCAAAAGGTGCGCAGCTATTTGTACGTGAGAATCCTATTGTAAGATTCTTTGAGGAAGATGGTACTAACGTTCGTGAGAACAAGATTACAGTTCGTGTTGAAGGTAGAATTGCTTTACCTATCTACTATACTGATGCATTTGTGACTGGTTCACTTAATGCTAATCCAAGCTAACTTTTTTAGTGTTTATGGGGAAGCCTGTCGAGAAATCGGCAGGTTTTTTTTGTTTCATTAAGTTATTAAAATAAATTATATTTGTTTTATGAAAAGGGTAATCAATTTCTCAGGTGGTAAAACATCAGCATTAATGACTATTCTTTTAAAGCCAACAGAAAACGATATTGTTTTATTTACAGATACAGGCAGAGAGCATCCATTAACATACAAGTTTATAGATGACTTTGAGCGTAACGAAAATATAAAAGTGCATAGAGCAGAATACACTCATAAAAAAGCTCCAGGATTAAAAGGTTTTGATGCATTAATTGAGTACAAAAGGTATGTACCAAATAGAGTGCAAAGAATTTGTACGGCAGAATTAAAGATATTAACTGCTAAAAGATATTTAAGAGATTTAGGTATTAGAACATTTGAGAATTATATAGGCTTTAGAGCAGATGAAGAAAGAAGAGTAAATAATTACAATAATCAATACAAAAAGGTATACCCAAAATTTCCTTTATTTGATAGAGGAGTTAATAAAGAAATGGTTAATCAGTATTGGCTAACAAGATCATATACTTTAGAGATACCATCAATTTTAGGTAATTGCGATTTATGCTTTTTAAAGGGTAAGGATAACATAATAAAAATTATGCAACACTTTCCTGAGTTAGCTCAGAGATGGATTGACGATGAAGCAAAAGTAAAAGATATGGGCTATAAAAAAGGCAAAGCAACTTATTTTAATGGGATAAGTTATGCCGAATTATTTAGATCAGCACAATCTCAAAAATCATTATTTGATTTACAAGATGCTTTGCCAGTTTATGATTGTTCATGCACTAATTAATATGTTCAAAGCCAACTTTATAGGTCAAGCAGGATTATACAAAAATCAGGAGTATGTTATCTGCATTGGCGTTATAAATGGTTGGATTCATGTGCGAAGAAAGTGCGGAGCAGGTCGCGTAAATTACCCATCAATATTAGAGTTCCTGAGAGATTGGGATAACATCCGTAA